CCGACATGGTGCTGTTCGCCAACTTCAAAACCAGCGTCACCAGAACGGATGTTGGAATGAAGAAGGTGGTCCGCGGTGTCGGGGCCGGAACCCGTGCGCTTTACACCGAAGAGCGGCCCGCCTTCCTCGCGAAGAACCGGCACAATCTTCCTGCAGAACTCCCGCTGTCCTGGGAGGCGCTGGCCTCCGCCATGGCCGCGTCGAGCGCGGCTGCCCGCACCAACGAAGCGGCCTGACTAACAACCCCTGACTGACAGAAAGGATTGCCGCAATGGCACAACTCGGAGGCATGTTCGACGCCACACAAGTCGAACCCCAAGGCGACTACACTCCAATTCCGCCTGGTGATTACACCGTCCAGATCGTCACTTCGCAGATGGTCGAGACCTCGAACCGCAACGGCCACATGCTCAAGCTGGAGCTTGAGATTCTCGATGGCGAACATGCCGGCCGCAGGCTGTATGATCGCCTCAACCTCGAAAACCCCAACCGCCAGGCGGTCGAGATCGCCCAGCGCACCTTGTCGGCAATCTGCCATGCCATCGGGAAGCTGTCGGTCCAAGACAGCGAGGAACTGCACATGCAGCCGATGACGGCGGTGGTTGCGGTCAAGGCTCCGAGCACGGGGCGTGATGGGAAGACCTACGCGGCTTCCAATGAGATCAAGACCTACAAGGTCCTGCGTGATGCGCCGGCACCTGTAAGTTCAGGATCTGCTTTCCGGCCCGTGCAGTCTGGCTCTGGCCAGATGGCTAGCGCGCCCTGGAAGCGCAGCGCCTGACAAGGCCTTGAGAGGCAGGGCGGTCGATTGAGCCCGCCGCCCTGCCGCCTTTCCCCTGACTGACAATCAAAGGAGCAGGCAATGGCTGCCCTAAAGGATTTTGCATGCCCAACGCTAGCGCAAGCCGACCAGGCGCTGGTGGATGGGCAACCTTTTAGCCGGCGCGCTTATCTTGGCATGTCCGCTATCGGCGGCGCTTGCGAACGGGCGCTCTGGTATCAGTTTCGCTGGGTTGCGACCGTCCGCTTCGATGCCGTGACGCTGAAGCGATTTGCTGACGGGCATGCCAGCGAAACAGTGGCTGTAAACCGTCTCAGGGCCACTCCAGGCCTTGAGGTCCATGACGTCGATGCCAGCGGCGATCAATTCGGTTTCCGGGATTTTGGAGGGCACTTCGCAGGCCACATGGACGGCGTTTGCCTGGGCCTCGTCCAAGCTCCCAAGACCTGGCACGTACTCGAGATCAAGGCGTCCGAAAAATGGCAGGATCTCGACAACGCGCGCAGGAAGGTCGGCGAGAAGTCCGCGCTCGCAGAGTGGAACCCGACCTACTACGCCCAGGCCGTTCTCTACATGGATTATGCCCGGCTCGACCGGCATTACCTTGTTTGCGTTTCGCCCGGCGCACGCCGCTGGACTGCGGTGCGCACGAACGCCGATCCGGTTCATGCCAATGCGCTGAAGGCTAAGGCCGAGCGCATTATCTTTGCCGATACAGCGCCCCAGCGCATTGGCGGCCCGGAGAGCTTTGCATGCCGCTTTTGTGACTTTTCCGCCCAGTGCCACGAAGGCGCACGCGCAGAGCGCAACTGCCGCACCTGCCTTGCGGTTGAAGTCAGCCGCGATGGAGGCTGGCGCTGCACACGGTTTGGCCATGAACTCTCACGGACAGATCAGGAAGAAGGCTGCCCGGAGCATCGCTTTCTGCCCGACCTGGTGGCGGGCGAACAGATCGACGTCATCAATGGCCAGATCGTCTACCGTTTGCGTGACGGTTCGCGGTGGGTCGATGGCGGCCCTCGCGTCCATAGCATTGGCGATATTATCAAGCGGCAAGCTTGCCGCTCTTGCGGTTCGCTCAGCTGGAAAGTGACTGAGGGTGCCGGGCCGCACGCAGCAGGTCTGCGCTGCCTCAGCTGCGATACGCATGGTGGCTGGCTCCAAAAGGCGGAGGTCGTGGCATGAGCGGGCCTCTTGCTCTGCGCCCCTATCAGGAGACGGCGCTCACCAATTTGTGGAACTGGTTTTCAGCCGGCAAGCGCGACTGTCTCGTGGTGCTGCCGACCGGCGCGGGCAAGAGCCTGGTGATCGCCGAATGGGCAAAGCTGGTTTTTGATACCGATTCGAGCGCCTGCATTCTGGTGCTGACCCATGTCCGCGAGCTTGTGCAGCAGAACGCGGCCGAGCTGGTTGGGCTTTGGCCGGATGCACCGTGGGGGATCTATTCCGCCGGGCTTGGACGGCGAGACATCGGCGCGCAGCTTTTGTTCGCCTCCATCCAGTCGATCCACAAGAAGGCCTACAAGTTGCCGCGCCGGGTCGACATGGTGCTCATCGACGAAGCCCATATGATCCCGCGCAACGCCGACACCATGTATGGCAAGTTCCTGGCGGACCTGCGCACCATCAATCCTGCCCTCAAAATCGTGGGGCTGACCGCTACTCCGTTCCGTCTTGATAGCGGTAGGCTTGATCAGGGCGAAGGCGCGCTATTCGATGGCATCGCCCATGAAACCAATGTGCGCGAGCTCTTCGACAACGGCTGGCTTTCGCCGCCCGTAAGCTATCGCCAGGCAACGCAAATCGACACCAGCGGGGTTGGCACGCGTGGCGGTGAATTCATCGCAGCACAGCTCGAAGCTTCAGCGCTCGACGCCGATGTAGTCGCCGCGATTGCCGACCGGATTGTTGAGGCGGGCCGCGACCGACAAGGCTGGCTGGTGTTCGGCTGCACGGTCAAGCACTGCGAAGCGCTGGCCGAGGCGCTCAATGCTCGAGGGTTCTCCGGGACTGGGGTCTTTGGCGACACCAAAAAGACCGAGCGCGATCGGATCATTGCTGACTTCAAGGCGCAGCGTTTGCGGTTCCTGGTCAGCCAGGGCGTGCTCACCACCGGGTTCAATGCGCGCCATGTCGATCTTGTTGCCTTAGCTCGCCCGACCAAGTCGACGGGCCTCTACATCCAGATGGTTGGCCGCGGCACCCGGCTGTCGCCTGAGACCGGCAAGACCAATTGCTTGATCCTCGACTTTGGCGGGAACATCGCGCGGCACGGCCCCTTCGATGACCCGTCTATCCCGGAGAAGAAGAAAAAGGGCGAAGGCGACGCCCCCTACAAGGAATGTTCGCAATGCGGCTGTGCCTGCGGAACCATGACCCGGTTCTGCCCGGCATGCGGGTTTGAGTTTCCTCCCCCTGAAAGGCGGGTGACGACGCTCCCCGCTGCGCGAGCAATCCTGACGACCGAGCCTGAATGGCTTGAGGTCAAAGGGGTGACCTACCGCAAGCACGAAAAGCCAGGATCGCCGCCATCCTTGCGGGTGGACTATCGCACCGGGCTCAACAGCTACCGTGAATGGATATGCTTGGAGCATACCGGGTACGCGCGGGCAAAAGCCGAGAGTTGGTGGCTCCGCCGTGCCTCTGCACCAGTCCCGGGGAGTGTCGATGCAGCGCTCGAGAGGCTTCAGGAGCTAAACGAGCCCACCCACATCCGGATCAGGACCAAGGGTAAGTACACCGAGATCTCCGGGCATCGCTTCGATGTCGGGAGGCTGGCGGCATGAGCCTTTGCTTTTGCGGCCGGGCGGCTCGCGGATTTGCCTGGCACGACTTCTCCCGCACCCCATTCGACAGGCCGCCCCCCGTGCATGCCTGCTCGATGACTTGTCTCGACATCGCCACCCGAAGGAAGGGCCAGATGAAAGCCAATATTGACGAACAACGCGCGATCGCCAAAGCCAGCCCAGCCATTGGCGCTTTCCTTGAAGACCTTGGCAAGAGCGATCTGGCCGTGCTTACCCAGCAGGAATGGCTTGCCTTCCTGACGCATGCCTATGTCACGGTGTGTGCTGAGGTCAGCAAGATCTGGGAAAATGAGGTGCCGTTCTGATGCGCACCCTTCAATTCGATCCTACGCTTGCTCGGCCGCTCTTCTCGAGCCTCGATCAGATCCACCTAGTCATGATAAACCCTGCAGGCCCTGGCGTGCATGGCAAGGACTTCGGGACAGATATCGAGACTGCTCTGGCTGAAGCTGCCGAAGCCAATGCCAACGGGTTCAACATCTATTGGACCGTCAACCTTGTGGCACCCGGTCTCAACAAGAAGCCTGGGAAGCGCGACATTCGTGCGGCTCGTTTCGTGCACGTTGATATCGACCCGCCCAAATCAGGCGGCGCCTTCGACAAAGCGGAAATTACGGCCGCCTTGCAGGGTATCGGTTGCCCGCCGAGCTTTATCATCGATTCAGGCGGCGGGCTGCAGGCGTTCTGGCGGCTTGAGGACCCTTGCGCCAACCTCGACAGCATCGAGGCTATCAACTTTCAGGTGCGCGACTGGTTCGAAGCGGATGCCTGCCAGAACATCGACCGGCTGATGCGGGTGCCGGGATCGGTGAACTATCCTGACAGCCGGAAGGCCGCACGCGGGCGCAAGGCGTGCTTGGCGCGCTGGGCAGCCACAGATGAAGGGCTGACCTACGCTCCTGAGGACCTCGCGGCGAGGTTCCCTCAGGCCAAGACTGCCGAGGCTGCGGCAAGCCCAACCACTCTGGTGCTGCCGGCCGAGGTGGCACTGCTGGAACCAAATGATCTGGGGCTTGGGAGCCTCGACCCGCTGCGCATCGCCATTGAAACACCGCCCGGATTGGACCGGTCAGGTGATGGGCTCGCGGCGGCCCGCCTTATGGCGAACGAGGGCCTGACGGACCTCCAGATCATGGGCGTCTTGCTTAACCCGACCAACGCTATCTCGGGGCATTTTCTCGAGCAACGTGACCCGCGTCGAGCAGTGGCTCGCGCCATCCAGCTGGTGCGCCGTGACAGCCCGCCTGAAGGCGCCACGCTCCATGCGCCGATCATGGCTGATGCGCAGTTCGATCAGTTCGTTGCTAACGAAAAGGCCAAGGTCCGGCGGGTCATGGTTCCGGCCACATTGCAGGTCGACAATGATGATGACGCGATTGAGCCGGCGCCCAGGATCGGCACGCCTGGATGGCTTCGGGATCTAGGCGACGGGGCTCTGGCCCAGTTCGTGGAGCACACCTGTGCCTCCGCTCCGTCCCCACAACCATGGCTGACGCTCGGTGCTGGCATCGCTATGTTTGGTGCTGCCGCGGGCCGACGATATGCAGGGCCAACGAACCTGCGCACAAACATCTATGCCATAGGCGTGGCGGATTCCGGCGGCGGGAAGGATCATCCGCTGCGGGCATCGACCCGACTGATGATTGCCGCGGGTCTTGCGGACCACATTGGCTCGTCCAAGATCGCGTCGGGCGCCGGGCTCCTCACAGCTATCGCTGCAAACCCATCGATCTACTTCCCCTTGGACGAAGTCGGGTTCCTGATTTCGTCGGCGGCGGATCGCAAACGCGCACCCCGGCACCTGACCGAAATCATCGATAACCTCACCGAGTTTTATTCACTGGCCGACAGCACATTCCTTGGCATCGCCTATGCCAACACGAAGGAGAAGCCCCGCGAGGTTATCGAGCAGCCATGCCTGTGCCTGTTTGGCGTGACGACGCCCGGCGTGTTCTGGGGTTCGCTCTCCAGCGACAACGTCATCGACGGTA